TTCCAAAGGCGTTCATATGTTTTGCGGCGGAGAATGCAAGAAGATACCAGGCTGGATTATTGCCTTGGTCAACATCCAATCTGTAAACAGCGCTATCATCCACCCATTCCCTGCCGTACTCCTCCATGAATTGCTCTGGCGTGGGCCATTTTCGATGCCTGAAAAAGCAGCTTTCCTTTCCGGCCCTGCATCTCTCAAAAGCAGGACACGTTGCCGCTGGATTGTTCCCAGCCGTACAGTAAAAATCCCTGTCAATCTCGCCCGTCATTGCCTGCCTCCATTACCGTTATGCTGCCCTGCGCCGCCTCCAGCCAAAGCGCAAGGCATGTGGCCTCTGGCTCTTGTATCCAGCGGGACAATTTTACCAGCCTCACTAAGCGCTGCAATTTATGCGCAGCCTCGATAGCCTCATCATCCGTTTGCGCTACTATTTCCATGGTTCCCCCCGGCAAAATTACGGGCTGGCGCGCATGCCCCAAAGCAGGATCGCGTTGAGAATCAGCGACAATGCCAGCGCTATGGGCATCAGGTAGCCAACCAAAGCCAAATAAACCGCTGCCTGCCATTTTTTCCCGAACTCGCCCCCTGCAAGCCACTTGAGCGGGCCCAAAATTATTTTTTGCAAAACTCGCCTCCCGAGGGCTTATTTTTCGTGGTTCCGCGCCTTCTTGCACCCGCGCCGTGTCCAGCCATCTTCAATTCCCCCTTCTCCTTGCTGAAACCAGCTTCGCGAACTCCCTTGCGCTCATGCCCATAGGAGGCTCTTTGCACTGAAACCCCGCCACGTCCCGGCACATTCTTTCGTATTTAACGCACCAATAAAAACGCTTTGCAGTGCCGCCGCGCATTTCGTCAAAGACGTTTTTTGACGCAAGACAGCGCGAGCATCGCCCCGCGTTCAAAATCCCCGTTATCCTTTCATTCATTCAGCATGCCTTGCGGATCTCGTTGTAATTGGCTATGCGCCGTTCCAGCTCGGCAACCCACTGCGGCGGAATGGGCTTTCCCTCTCCGGCAAACCTCGCTATGCCGCCAGCGATTTCCTCTATGCGCTGCCCCTCCGCAAGCCATTCCGGCTTTATGCCCAGCGGCGGTTTTGCGAATCCCGCCATTCCCTTTAGGCGCCCGCAATTCTGGCAGGAAATATAGCCCGCCTGAAAATGCCTGCCGCAGCAATCGCACCGCATTCCTTCTTGCCCCATTCGCTTCACCCTTTCCGCATCACTTCCAAATCCTCGCACATTACGACTACGGTATCCGCAATCAGCGCAAGCCTTCCAATCACGCGCAGGGCGGCTCCCTTGGAAACAGGCTCTTTGCATATTTTCCCGACGCAGCTACCCGCAAGCGCCACATGCATGTATGTTACTTCCTTGCGCTCTTCGCCCGCACCGTTTTTGTAGAAGCGGCTGGAAGCAATTTTCAGCATAAAGCCAGGCGCAAGCTTCTGGTCCGTCCCCAGGTCAAAATGCGTGGGCTTGGGATCGCACACGACGCTGCCCTCAATCAATACGCTGTTAAGATGATTCACCGCATTTTCCTTCCCTTACGCTTCTAATGTATTTTCTCATGGCTTCCTTGCCGCCGTAGCAGTCAACGTAATCATCAAAGTATTTGCGAAGCTGCGCGCTTTTTTTGCTTGGATAGTCCTCGGCGAGCTTCAAGAACATGCTGATGGCTTCCTGCGGCCATTTGCATTCGCCGCTCAGCCGCTCCCCTGCTTTTTTGAGATGATCTTTCCATGCCGGAGTGCCCTTGTTTCTTATTTCAAGCATTCCCGCAAGCGTTGTCGCTATTATAGGCATGGGAGTCGGAATGTTCATGCCTACAAAAGGGCTTTGCCAGTCGCCTCTTTTGCTTCCTGGAATAACAGAGACATCTATAAGCCTTTTCATGCATTTTGCTATTTTCATCCTTCCCCCTAATCAAGAAAATCGCTAAAACTTGCGCAATTATTCGGCCACTGCTCTATAAGAAGCAGGATAAGATATCCCAGCAAATCGGAAACGTCGTTGCACTTCAGCCCTAGCATCCCCCCCCGTTTTTGATGCGGGCAAGCTTGTCGTCAAGCCTTACGGCAATTGAGCTTGCGCCAATCCCGTCTTCGGGCTGGTGAAATATGCCCATGCCCTGCAATGCGGAGTTGCCGTAGCACCTGTTTTTCTCTATCAGAAAATCCGCAAGATTGCTGCAAATATCCTTGATATGCTCATGAACGCAATGAACCGAATCGACGGACGCATTTTCATTTAATGCCACGGCATTTCCTCCATTTGTCAAGCCTTTTGTAGTACGCGCCCGCATTCGAATGATTAACGTATGCGCGAAAGGCAAAAACCGCAATCATTATTAGGGCAAGTGCCGCCAAAAATCCCGCAATCATTTTTTCTCCCCTCACTGTATATTATAGGCAGCGCAAAAAAAAAAACGCTGCATCAAGCCGCATACCAATTCTTGCCCGCTTACAATCTTCGCAGTCATTACGCCCAGCCACGCGCCAGCCTCTCTATCCTGACGCATTCCGCATCGTAACAAAAGTTACTGTCGCCCCAAAATAATAATTTATATGGCACGTCAATAGACGTTAGCCAAACTTTCCAGCCATTGGCACTGAAAAGGTCGTAAACCTTCTGCAAATAACCAACGCCCATGCGACCGCGCCGCCGATTCTCCGCTTCCGCCCTGGTCTCGTGCAATGTGTAAGTAACTATGCCCACGCGCGCAACCCTTTTGAACACGTAAGGCTTTTCTAGTTTCTCAATAATCTGTATAAAAGCCTCATCAACTTCCCAATAAGCCCATTGCCTTTCATCGATGGGCTTGCCCTCTTTCGGCTTCTTGGGTTTTGCCTCGGCTTCAGTCAGCTCAAGCAACGGTTTCATTTCCACCTCTCACACTCTATTATAGGGGTGCAAAATAAAACTATTTTCAAATATGCTTTGGCATCTGTTTGCAAATTATGCCCATAGGCACCGCCGCTTCCAGGCGCGCTAGGAAGCGCCTGGTCGGGTTTCGAGGCTAGATGGCATCATTCTGCGCAATAAGCGCTTCGGAGCGCCTGGAGGGGCTTCCTCGCGCGTCCGCGTTGAAACTGGGCGCAAAGTAGCAAGGCAATCGCAAAACCAAGCAAGAAGGAAACAGTTTTCAATTAAACTTCAAAAGCCCCCACAAATAACAGGCGATCTGCGGCACGATGCTATTGCCAAGGCATGCAATTCTGTTGGACCTTTTCGCAACGCTTCCCTTCGGCACCGTGTACGATATGCCTGCCTCATTGTCAAAGGGCTCTTGCATGTCAATGTCTTTTCCCGTGTCGGTCCACCCCACAGGATAGCCCATATAGCTTTCCGCAAACTCCGGGTTCATATCCCCGCTCAAACCCAAATCGTAAAACAAGATATCCGACAAACGATGCTGAAAACTGCTCGGGCCCGCCTTGCTTTTATCCTGCGCAATTAGCGTTCGCTTCCCCACCCTGTCCCATTTGCGGATAGCAAACGATCCAGACACGCTCCCGCAGATGCGAGGCGCCCGCATCTCTAGCTGATATAACGCGCCATTCCGCATCATACCCGCTTTCGTAAATGCTCGATAATACTCTGTTGAAGAAAAATCCCTCATCGAAATTAAGCAAACCCGGAACGTTTTCAAAAATCGCATATTGCGGTCGTAGCTCGCGGAGCATCCGCGCACATTCAGCCCAAAGATCGCGCTCGTCTTTGGCATGCCCCCTTTTCCCCGCCATGCTATGGGGCTGGCAAGGGAATCCGCCGGTTGCGACCCATGCCCCCCCCATTTAGACAAAACCCCATAATCAATCCTCCTTATGTCGCCAAGCGGTATAGCGCATGGAAATCGTCTTTTGTATATTTGCATGGAGTATTTGTCAATCTCCGAGAAACAATGATGCCCAAATTTTATGCCTGCCCATTCCGCGCCAAGGGCGAAGCCGCCTATGCCGGCGAACATGTCAAGATAATTCAGCATCACCGCTGCCAGTCCTATGAACGTACAGCGCTTCCACGCCTTCCCAGTCGATTATCACCACGGGTTTTTTCAACTTCTTGTTTTTGACAATCAGCATCCATCTGGGCAAAGTTTCCGTAACGTTCGCCTGCGCCTGTTCAATCCATTGAAACAGGGATATTTGCTCTTGGTTTTTACACTCAACGGCAAAGGGAAAGCGCATGCGAAGCTTCTCAGACTTTATTACCACATCGGCGCCAGACTGCCCCATCTCCCTGCTTCGAATTTCCTGCAAATCCTTTTCCGCAGGCATTCTATACTCAAGCAATTCCGCTATTTTTGCGACCGCCCATTTTTGCAGGATCCGCCCCTTGGCCTTGCGACTAGATGCGGCAATTGGCTTTTTTCTTTTCAGTCTCTCCAGTTTGGCCTTTATTTTGTCAAGCGAAACCCCCTTCGCGATCATCACGGTTTTGGGATCGCGGAATTGCGCGCAAAGCGCAATCATCCCATTCAATTCGGCACCCGTTAATGCTAGGTTTTTATTTGCCGCAATTGTTTCTTTAATCATTTTTTTACCTTCAAAAGTGCGTGGCAAAACAATGCGCAATTGCGCAATGCCTTTCCTTCTTGCGAATGCTTTTGTGACGCCGTCATCTTGGCATATTTCATTTTCAGTGCATCCAGTCGTTTCCTGCACATTTCGTTGCCCCCTATATAAGCGGCATCATGCCGAGCCGCAAGTCTTTTGCCAGCGCCAGCGGCTTTAGCTTTTCCTCATAAGCCCTAACAAATTCCCTTTTAATTTCAAAGCCGTAGGCTCGCCTGCCCAACTGCTCGGCAGCCAGCAAAGTCACGCCGCTTCCCGCAACAGGATCAATAACAACGTCATTTGGTTCCGTAAATGTTTCTATAAGAAACTTTATCAGTTTAATTGGCTTTTGCGTGGGGTGTATTTTAACGGTTGCATTATCCTTGGCCATAGGAATGCAGTTAAATATCATTTTGCCGTTGTTTATAAATTTCGGCAATTTGTCCCTGTAAAGCAGGATGGCATACTCGGCATTGCCAACTATCCGCATGTTTGCCTTCAAAACCTGCGGCGAATAATTCTTGAAAAACACAAGATTAATATAGTTGTTAAAACCATATTTTTTTGCTTCATCTATCAGCATCATCTGCTGATCGAAAGCGCAAAAAACAATCATGCAGCCAGCCTTATTTTTTTCTTTCGGCTCTGGCTTTATCAGCCTATTGCAAAAATGAAAAAATTCGGGGATTCTAAAATCATTATCGGTATCAAAAAATTGTTTGCCAGCAAGTTTGGATTGGCCGTTTTTGTTGTCGCCATCAATATACCACTGCGGACTGGAGCCATATGCATTGCTTCCAACATTGTATGGAATGTCGGCTATTACAAGCTGTGCCTTGGGAATGTTATACCTTTTGTAATTCTGGAAATGGTCGTGAATAAGACTCATTTACTCCCAATCCTCCTAAAATAAATATGTCAGCAGGGAAAGTGGCAATTTATTGCTACTTTCCCTGCTGCTGGAATTGGCTTGACCAGGCAAATTCTATTTTGGCGGAGAATGCCTTTCATCATTGGCCTGTTACCCAAAACATCATTACTTAAACCCCATCAACTAATGGAAACCAAGTCCCAACACCTTCACCAGCTTTGTTTAAGGGCACAATGCTACATTTTGTCAAAGCCCATTCAATTTTAATCACCTTTTCTACCTTCTGTGATAGTTTTTGTTCATGTTTCCTATACTTCTGGCGGCGTTGCATACCGCTTTTTCCGCTGGCTGGAAATAGATCCCTCGATCTCTTCCCATTTGCCTGCGACCATCTGCGCAAGCTCGCCATCAAGCCCGTTTTCCTCAATGTGCTTGATCATTTTTTCACGAGGCAAAACGATGTTTCCCTCGCCGCCAAATTCCTTTTCGTAAGCCGTTTTCAACGATACCGGATTTCCATAACTATCCAAAAAATCGAAAATGTTTTCCAGCGTCGCACGCTCGCCCGTCTTTTCAAATTCATCATGGGCGGAAACTCGCTTGCCGTTCGGGGCCCGCTCCGCCTTTACGATAAATTCTTTCATCCATTTTTTGATCTTCGCAAGGCTGGGCTTTGGCGCCTCTCCCCCTCCCCATGCCACAGCCTTAGACGCCGGGGAGAGATCGCCGCCAGGCGTCCGCAGCTCATACAAGTAATCCAGATTGCTTCCTATGTTATCCACTCCGTAATCAAAAAGGATGCTGAAAACCCCTTCGCGAAATGGCCTGGGTGTTTTTGATTTCGTCGTTTTGGCTTTAACGACGACGCCTATCGGACGATCCTTCTTTTTGATTTTTTTCAGACTGGCAAGCCACAAAACGGTATGGGCATAAAAGTCCATGGCCTTGCCGCCATTGCGCTTGTATTTTTCAAAACTGAAGGGGTCGATGTTTTCCCGCACCTGCGAAACAATTACGACCAGAATGTTCTTATCCTGTATCATGCTGCAAAGCTGGGGGAAAAATTCGCGGGAAAGGTATTTCGGCTTCCCCATGCCGTAGGTTCCCTTTTCGTATGCCTTGCCCGCATTGACGGTTTTGATCCTCGCCGCCGCCTGCTCGTCCTGCTCGTCCTGCTCGTCGCTGGTAAGGCCGTCAAGGGAATCTAGAACGTAAATGCCTATTTGATCCCCTTTAAGGCTCTCGGCAAAATTGGCTATGTTCACGAAAGCCTCTTCGACGGTGGCGCTGGGCTCGGCATCGCCCATAATGTCGAAGCCATACATGTCCATGGTGTTGAAGCTGTAGCCGGCTTCGCAATCGTCATAAACCCATTTAAACTGCTTTTTAGGCAGCGAGTGATACGCAGCGGCGATCAATTCAGTGCAAAGAAAGCTTTTGCCGGCGCTCTTGTCACCGACGATGTTGACGAAACGCCCCGCTGGATAGCCCATGCGCCCGCGACTTCCGCCCACGACCAGATCAAGCAAAGTGCATCCCGTGCCAAAAAAAATATCCCGTTTCGCCATTTTCATTCCTCCTCGCAGTCATCGAAATCTTCACAGCCTGGGCATACGCGGCTTTCGTCCTCCGCGGGCATTGGGCCGCCAGAATGCGCAGCCGCTTTTTTTCTGCCGCGTTTCTTTTTAAGGATGGCGGCAATCGCATTCGCATTCACGTATATTTTTCCCGAAGTTCCTATTTTCCTTTTTTCAAGCCCGTTCCTGTCGATGAGTATGTAGGCATATGCGGCGGATATATTCAGGCGCGCCGACAAATCGAAAACCGACGCCCAGCCATCGGGAGCGGGCTTTGCCGCTTTGTCCAGCCACGCGCGAAATTTTGCGGCGTCAACGCGGCTTTTGCCTTCGATGTCGACGATGCAGCCATTGCGCCGCATTGCCGCCTTCAACCCCATGCACGTCAGGCTGACGCCTTCTATCAGCGCCTCGGCATATGCAGCGGTTATTGCAATGACGCCGTCAGGAAGCTTTTTGCTATTTGCCTTTTTACTATGCTTTCTGGAACCTATTGCCATATGCTCCTCCATTGCCTGCTGTCGGCATTCAATAAAAAGGGGGGAGGGGAATGCCCCCCCCCCCAATGCATCTAAAAGCTATTTGCCGACGCACTTATGCCAGAGGTCGCATTCCTCGCATTCCTCAAAGTCGTCTGCATCAACACCAAAGGCATGCCCATGCGGGCATTTTCCCTTGGCTGGCGCCTTGCCGCCCTTTTTCACGGGCTTTGAAGTCCTGCCGCCGTCTTCGTCATCATCCTCGCCCTCATCTTCTTCGGACTCATTCTTGGCAGGCCTCTTTGCGCCTTTTTTGACGCGTGAAGATGAATCATCGCCCTCATCTTCGTCCTCGCCAGTGTCATCGTCATCTTCCGACTCATCGCGCGAAGGGTTCTTGCCGCCCTTTTTCGCGGGCTTTGAAGGCTCGCCGTCGTCTTCATCTTCGTCCGCCCCATAAAGCACTTCCTGGATCTGCTCATAGGAAGGAACGTTAAGATACTTGTCAAACGATATTGCCTTCTCAAGAAGCTCGTCGACGGATTCCTCGCGGTCGGCAAACTGAAAGGACTTAAACTCGTTAAAGTCGAAGCCGCCGCGGCTTTCCTTGCTGCATCGAAACTTGATGACGCTTCCATTTTCTGGATCGGCAAAGTCTACAAACCCGCCTTCCCCGTCTTCGTCATTGCGAGCTTCGTCAATAAGCTCTTTTTCAAAAAGAAAATGGCTTGCCTCGAAAACCTGCAAAAAGCCGGGCTTCCTGCGCGTGTCCTCCACGTTGTAGAAAACCCTGCGGCTTGAGCGCAAATCGTGCGCTTCCTTTTTCTTGCCCATTTCCGCGAGTTTTGCCGCCTCTTCGCAAATCGGGCATGCCTTGCCATACGTGCGCTTCAGGCAAATAACGGAAGACTCGGAAGGTCCCACGTTGCGGTGCGTCCAAATGTCGAGGCAGTAATCCAGCTCGCCGATCTCCATGCTCCCGTTTCTTACGAGCGGGTGGTTCTTGGACTGTATCTCGAACGGAATAATGTTGATGCTGTTGCGCCCGATTGCCGGCTGGAAAAACTGGATTGTGGAATCCGCGTCGCGCCAGTTTATTATGCGGCTTCCCCCTCCGCCCTGCTCTTTCGTCTGGTAGGAAATGTTCGCCCTTTTTGCGAGCGAAGACGTTTTATTCCTGCCCTTTTTTGATGCCAATGCCATTAGCTTCAGTCCTCCTCATCCTCGTCGATATTTTTTCGGGACCTCTTTTCATTCAGCCCCTTGCGCGCTTCCCTTGCCGTCTGCTCGGCGGTCCCATCCCTAACGCCGTTTGCGTGTGGAGACGAAAAGTAGCCGGCGACGTACAGCCTCACAAGATTGTCAAGCTGGCTTTTGCGGTGCTCGAATGCGGAAACCGCCGCGGCAAGCCTCGCCTGCGTCAATTCCGCGATGCGCAGCTCTTCGCGCGCCGCAAGCACCTGCGGATCTTTTTCGACCTCGCTCGCAATGACAGCCTCGGTAAACTTGACTTCCTTCTTTGCAAAGCGGTTTCTTATTTCGATATTCGCCTCGCCCATTTTCAGCTTAAGCGAATCCGCCAAAACGCCGACGCTGTTTTTGGCTTCCGCCGCAAGCTCAGAATAATGATAGTAGCGCTGCGGATGCGTCAGGCACTCCTCGTCCAAGCGGAACTTGTTAATCGACAAGTCCTTTTCAAAGTCCATGTTTTTTTTTGCCATTTTCAGACCCTCCATTGTCTATTATAGGAACCTAAACCAAAAATGATTTAGCCGCCGCATGTTTCCGCGCATATGCGCATGCGCGTTCGTAATACCCTTCATCAATCTCGCTTGCCGTCAAGTCAAAGCCGTGCATGTTGCAGGCAACGGCGAGCGAACCGCTTCCAAGGTGGGTGTCGATAATTTTATACCCCCTTTTTGCATACCTCAATAAAAGCCATTCGTATAATGCCACCGGCTTCTGCGTGGGATGAAATCGCTTTGCGCCTTGCGGCCGGCAGTCAAATACTTTTGCGTTCCCGCCGATGTTCGTCCATGCATACTCGGCCATCGCCATGCTGAAATTCTCCGATATCGTCAATTTTCGCCATACAATGAAATTGCGGCTTGGCGGCAGGTCAAAATAATTGCCGCCCCATATAATCTGCCATTTCGATACCCGAAACAGCTCTTGAAAATATTCAGGCTCTGGAGCAACATCCCAATGTTTGGGGCCGTTGCCGTATTTTTCAAACCGTCCGCCTATAGCATGGTTTATGCGATACTTGTCAAACCGACCTCCAAAACGGGAGCGCTTTTTCCTTAACCAGTTGGGAATTTCCATTTTCACATCCAAATTCTGCCCCCCCCCAGCACCATATGGAGGATCGACGATTGCCAGATCAAAATGCCCATCGGGATACCCCGCCATCAGCTCCATGCAGTCCCCAAGGCAAAGCCTGCTGCTCCCTATAGTCTCGCATCGCATAACCGGCTCTTACTCCCCGCCGTGCAGCGCGTCGGCCAGCATGATTGTGATTCCCATTTTTCCGCTGGTATATGTGTCATGGGCGAACGCTTCCATGATGCGAAGCACGCGCCGATCAAAACGCTTCATCAAAACGGCATTGCAATAGCCAAGCACGGCATAGCGGATGCTTTCGGGCTCGCTCAAGTCCATTTTTTGAAGCAGAGCCGTCATGGTTCCCCAGTCCGCGCCTTTTATCAGCGCTCGGCAAAAATCAATGGTTTCCTTCGCGTCGTCCCCGCCGCCCATGTCGCGCAATGCCCGCAGGCGCTCCTTGTCCGTGTCGAGGTAAAGCACCTTGCCGAGAAGTTTCAGCGCCTTGCGGCTCCCGCCGCCGGAAAGCTCGACAATCCTGTCAACGACATCCTCGGACAGCTCGGCGCTTTCCGCCTCTGCGGTTCTTGTCACAAGCAGTGCCATTTCCTCGGGCTTCAGCGGCTTGAGATTGACGACCGAGCACCTGCTTTTCAGCGGCGCGATCAGCTTTTCAGGGTTGGTCGTGCATATAAAAAAATAGCAGTGCGAAGGGGTGTCTTCCATGGGCTTCAAAAAGGCTTCCTGCGCGGGCTTCGTCTGCTGGTGGAATTCGTCGAGAATCCACACCATGCTTTCGCCGTCGCTGGGGTTGTACCGCATATGCTCCATGATTTCCCGAGCGCTGTCGATACCCCTGTTTTCCGCCGAGTTGATCTCGCGCAGCGACAGCGGGCCCGCTTTCAGGTAAGCCGCCATGACGCGGGCGAGGGTCGTCTTGCCCGTTCCGGCGGGGCCCTGCATGAGGAAGACGCGGGAGCCGTGCTTTATTTCCTGCTTGATCGTCTTGATGGCGATCTGATTGCCCACCATTTCCTCAAAGGTCTTAGGCCGATACTTGCGGTAAAGCTCCATTTTCTGATTCATGTTTCCTCCACTCATTGTCTATTATAGGCACGTCAAGCAATTTCCCATCTCACGCCTTTTTTATGTCCTGCCACCTTTTCATTTGCGATTGATTTTTCAAATAGATACGAGCCAATAGCTGAAAACCCTTTTCCGCCAACCCTATTGTTTTCATCGATGCGCCATTGCTGCAATGCTTCCTGCAGCATTCCAACAATTTCGTCCGCCGTTTCGATGCGTATATTATCCACTTGAAAACCAAGTTTAATAATCATATTGCTACCTTTCCATTCAAACCAAGCATTCCAAGCTCCTCCACTTCCGACCATGGCATATCGATGCCGCCCGCCGCTTTCTCTATTTCGATTGGCACGATTAGCCAGTCAAATACATCTCTCGCCGTCTGCGTCCCGTGATGCCATATGATTTTGTCAAGATAATTTTCCTCGTCTGGGTGCGTGGAGTTTATCATGCTGTCGTGAATCTGCCCGATCTGCTTCGATTGCATTTTTCTTTCGGCTATGGTATCAGCCGTTTTGTTGAAAAGATTCAGAAGAACATGATGCGCCGAGCCCTGTATGCAAGTATTCAGCACCTCGTTTTTGGTCATGGGGCCGTAAAGCCTGAAACCTGTATAGGAGTCAACGTAGCCATGTTTCAGATATAATTTGTAAACCTCTTTTTTCCATTGCGCATAGCCATAAAACCGCCTTTCCCAAAAACTCTTTTCAACTTCCCGCACATGCTCAAGAAAATCGCAAAAATGGCGAACGCCGTTCGCCCTCATGTTTTTCCTGGCTTCAGGGCTGCAATGATTCCACAATGCGGGAGCGGTCTGCTCAAAATAGCTGCCATAGAATGACGCAAAAACGAAATCCCCTTTCGCCACTTGGCGATCATATTTTTGAAAGTCCTGCGGATTGTCGTCATATATAAAAAGCTCTATGCCGGTATCGCGGTGCATGTCGGTGGAGGGATCGGTAACGTATTTTATGAGGTTTTTGTCTTTCGTGTAACAGGCGGCGACTATAACCTCAATGCCCTTATAGTCATACTCGCAAAGCTTGTGTCCTGCATGGGGAAGCAAAAGGCTGCGGATAATCCTGCTGCTGGCTTTGTCTCGCACCGGTATGTTTTGGAAATTTGGGTCGTTCGAGCTGGAGCGATACGTAACGGTCGTATACAGGTTGAAAAAAGGGCGCATTACGCCGCCAACGACTTCCCGCGTCAATCCGCTAAGGTACGTGTCGCGAAGTTTCTGCAATTTTTTCCATTCAAGAATGCCGTTTGTAACAGGCTGGTTTATCTTTTCCAGCGCCTCCTTGTCGGTGGACGGCTCATTGCTAGGGGTGAACTTTGTCGGCTTATTCCCCATGATATCATACACGAGCTTGGCAACGTCCGCAGGGGCGCTGGGGCGAAACGGGACGCCTTTTCTCCAGCCCTGCTTGACCGCCAGCCTGTTCAGCTCGCCGTCAATCCTGCTCATGCTGGCGGAAAGCTCCTCCTTTGCCTTGCCCACCCCCTCGGCATTTACCCTCATTCCATTCTGCTGGCACTTTACAAGGTTTATAGCGGATGCCATTAAAAACCTGTAGCCTTTCCAGTTTTCCTTGCGCAGGTTTTCTTTCAGCCATTCCGCAATGCGGTATGTAAAGTATGCGTCCAAGGCGTTGTATGTAAGGCGCTCCCTTTCCGGAGCCTGCGCCATGAGGTTGAACGCGTTGGCGCCGCGCATTGACTCCTCCGCGGAGGGCGCTGAAATAAACTCCTCAATTCCGCCGTCATAGCTGCCCACGCCGAAAAGCGCATACACGTTCGGCTTCAAGCCGACGCGCTTCTGCGAATTGTATGCATGGATGCCGAGAATGGTGTCTTGGTCCAGATTCAGGGGCCACTTGCCGACGATGTTATAGCTCCACAGCCATTCAAACTGCACGTTGTGAACGCGCCATTTCACGCGCTTTGAAGCCAGCAAAGAGCCAAACGCATTCCTTACGGCGCCATCGTCATTGTCATACGGAAAAGCCCATGCCTTTTTGCCGTTGGATATGGCGATCGAGGTTATTTTATGCCCCTTCCTATGCGGCTTCCTGCCCGTGGTCTCATAATCCAGCGACAAAACAAGCTCGCCCCGCTCCTTGGCGGCGGCATTCATCCTGGACAGGAAGCGCACGATCTTATCGCTGCCGATCAGCAACTGCACTTTGCCTTCATATTCGTCTACGGCAACCGCTTCATTCGCTTTCTCGATGGCCGTTCCAAAATGCCGCAAAAGCTGCTCAATGCGGACATTGTCCGGCTTCTTGCCGTCAAGATTCAGCGTGAACGCGTCCCAAGTAGGGCATACCCACTTTCGGAAGCGCTGATCGGGAATGGCGAATCCCGCCCAGTCGCCGGAACTGCGCCCCCTGCTCTTGCCCGTGAGAATATCGCCCGAAACCCCCATCATTGGCCAGTAGCCCACGGGAATTATTGCGGCGGGATCAAGCTCTTTGATATCCTCATGCAGATATTTTCTGCATGCTTCCGAATTGATGCCTTTTATGGCTTTCCTTGCGCAGCACCTGACGGCAAAAATCGTCCAGCAGTCGCGCTTTACATTCAGCCTTAGGCGATCCTGCAGCAACTCCTTTAGCAGCAATCCTTTTGCCCCGGCCCACGGCTCGCCTTTTTCGTCTTCGGCAACGGAGGGCGTATCCAGCACAATCAAAATCTTTTTCTTGCCGCTTCCCCATGCGGGCATTTTGGGAGTCTGGCATTGATGCTGAAGGCCGCAGTCGGCGCAGGAAAACGTTTTATGCGGCTTGCTTCCCTTTTTTTTGCCTTCGTCGCCGCGTATAACGGCCATGTCAATATCGTCTAAAAATCCCCGCGCCATTTTCTTTCCTTCAAAAAGGGGAGGGAAGACCAAGCAAAGGAACCCCCATGCAAAAAGGCAAAATCTTGCTCCCCCCCCCAAAAAAAAACTACTCTTCGTCCGCATCGTCTAGGTCGCATTCATCTTCGTCGGCGCCATCTTCCGCGCTGTCCAGAGCCGGGGAAGCTTTGCTGCCTCTCTTTTTTGCGGGCCTTTCTGCCTCTTCCCCTTCATCGTACAGATTGCCGGGCGCTGCCTTTTCAGGCTCTGGCTGCGCCGACTCCGCCTCGTCCTTCGCAAACGTGGACATTAGATGCACCGATTGATCGGTGGCGAAAACAAGGCTAAGGTCGCCGTCTTTTTCGCATATGCGGAAGGCAAGCGAGCGCCTAGCCGCAAAAAGAATCATGCCGGTATCGACGTAAAGCTCAAGGGCCTTGAACTTCGGCATCTCCTCTTCCCATTCTACGGTTTCTTCAAAATTGCCGGATGCCCGCTCCGCCGTCACGGCTATTCCCTGCCGGCTAATAAGCAGGCGCACGGCGCGGGAATCCGCTATATTCAGGCAGAAGCTGGAAGCCCTGTCGATGGCGTCGACAAGCGCCTTCGGGAACTTTGCCGCAAGCTGCTCCTTCATGCGCCTATGGGCTTCAAGAACGTTTGCAAGCTTTTCAAAAGGGTACATTTCCGATTGCAGGGTTCTCACGGAAAAAACCGTCCCGTCCAGCGTTTTGAAGCTCACCCATGTACCCTTATGCTGGATGTGCGAAAGCGCCCCCGCTTTCAGAAGCTCGCCCGCCGCCGCATCGCTTATCCACAGCGCCCCCAATCCTTCCGGGCCCGCCCATTTGAAGTGATTCACTTGGTAGCCGTCGCTGGACATTATGTCCGCGGCGGTAATGTACAGCCCGGAAATGCCGCTTTTGTTTGCGCTCATGCGGCAAACGCCCAGGCCCTGCGAAAACTCGGACGGCAGCGCCGCCCACTTTTCGGGGCTGGGCGCGATATTGTCGAAACGGCCCGCAAAATCGCCTGCCATGAGCGTCAGGGCTGCCGTAGCCCTGCCCGACTTCAAAACCCACTTGCCCTTATGCGCCTCGAAGCTGATGACATCGCCCGCAAATTTGTTGATGATGCCATAAAACTCTTCGGCTCGCACCGCCCCTTCAATATCGGCGCCAAGAAACCCCTCTGCCTTGATGGGGACAGCGACGCTGATAACGTCATTGTACGAATGCACAAAGCCCTTTTTGAAGACGAAAAGGTCTGCGCCCTCCAGCACGGATTTGCCGCTGTCAATTCCCGGCAGGCACTGCTTAAGCGCCTTGAGAAGCTCGTTTCTTTTTACGTTCATTTTCCGATCCTCCATAATCTATTATAGGGGCTTGGCAATTTTTTCCCGCCTCGCCCTAATCACGTCAAGAGCCATATTGTCCGGCATGAAATTCGCGTTCCTTTCCCCGTCAAGCACCTGTTTCTGATTTTCATAGCCCTTCTTCAAGCGGTCCATAATGTCGTCGTCGATGGTTCCCTCGGCTATGAGATAATACGCCGTGACGCTATCCGCTTCCTGCCCTATCCTGTGTACTCTGTCTTCGGCTTGCTCGTGCTCCGAGGCGGTATCCCCAAACTCTACGAAACATGTCGCGGAAGCCGCCGTCAAAGTCAATCCAACCCCTGCGGCCTCTATCTGCCCTATAAATAGCCTGATGCTTTCGTCATTTTGAAAGCGGTCCACAAAACCCTGCCTGGTTTTGGCAGGCGTCGAGCCGTTTATGCCGACGGCGATTTTTTTGTAATTATCCATGACATTTGCGAACGTGCTTCTGTGATAGACAAACACGACCAGCTTGTTATTTGCGGCGATATAGTCGTCAATCCACTCGAAGCAGGCAGATGCCTTTGCCTTGTATGCTTTTGCCTTCAAAGTATGATAAGCCCCGCTGTCGCTTTTTTCGCCGGACATAAGATAGTTCTCATCTGTTTTGTATTCATCGTAAAGTTTTCTGTCGATCCTCACAGGAACAGCCGCCTTCACCTTGGGCGGCAATTCCGCCAGAACATCCTTTTTCAGCCTTCGCAGCATCAGCGGCTTAATCAGCGCGTGAAGCCGCTCGCCGTTTGTCAATCCCTTAAAGCGCCATCCGAAGCGCGTTTTAACGGCGCCGCAATAATCCATTTGGTACTTCCAGCGATTGGAGAATGTCTTTGGATCAATTAAATAAAGCGTGGTAAAGAACTGCCTGGCTGCGGAAGTGTACGGCGTGCCGGATGCAAAAATCCTCTTTGCCTTCGGAACCGCCTTGCATATATCGACAACGCTTTGCGTTCTTGCCGTATCCCTTTCGCCTATAAACTGGCTTTCGTCGCAGACAATTGCGGCGAAGCCTATTTTTTTGAGCACATCCGCCCAGCCCGTGGGATGAATGGTTTTTTTGCGGTAGGGTACGTGCATTTTCTTTGCCGCCGCCCATCTTTTGTTTTCAGCCTCTACCGCCTTTTTGTCCTTCCTGCCGAGAATATCATAATTTATTATAACCACTGGATAATCGACAATGAAGCTTTCTATTTCGTAAGGCGAGAGCCCCTCCAGCACAAGGCACTTTTTTTTGGTCCATATTTTCATCTCGCGCTGCCAGTTCAGTTTTAGCGAAGACGGGCAAACAATCAATGCGGGAAAAGCGTTGGCAAAATGCAGGTAAGACGCTATCTGCACGCTTTTCCCCAGCCCCATTTCGTCGCCCAAAAGCCCATGCCCTTTGCTGCCGCAAAGCCATTCAACGCCTTCTTTTTGGTATGGGCGCAGTTCCAACGGCTTCAACTCGCCGTAATCAATGCCTTTGCCGGATTTTGCGCATTCAGCGGACTTGTTTTTTTCAGGCATGCCCTCAATAAAGATTTTTGCGTTGCCGCTGAAGCGAAAGCCCATGCAGTGCAGTTTTTTTGCTATTTTTTTGGTAGGGGAGAGGCACAGTATGCCCGCCGCAGGCAGGTATTCGCTGAATGCGGATTCCTCCGCAATCTTCAAAGCGATAGCGTAGTTCTTTTTGTTCAGCTTCACGTTAAGGCTTTCGCCGTCAAAATCAACGTCATGCATTTATGTTCCGTAATTCGCCGCGTTGCAGTGGCTCATCTTTACGGCGTTGCTGCCTTTTACGGTGATTTCGCTGGTATCCTGCACGCCGCCGTCTCTGTCGCAGTGCAGCGAGTACCCGGAGCCACCGTACTTTTTGATTAACGCTTTCACACTTGACACCTTGTATCCGCCCTCCGTGTCTTGCGGACAGCCCGCCAATTCCGCCGCGTTTTCTGGCGGCTGATAGTAGTTAATCCTCATTTGCGCCCTCCGTTTCTTTGGATTTCATCATGCTAAATTCAGCACGCCGCATATCCGCGCTCCTGCCAGTAACTCCCCAATTCCTGCCATGCTTTTTCCACGCTGGAAACGTCAAAGCCCATAGCCTTTGCAAGCCGCTTCACCGTGGGCTTTCGCTGGCTTCCTGGCTTAAAGCTGTTTTCAAGTATGTAAACCAGCACGGAAAAACAAAACGGCGAAAGATATTGCTTGGCGTTTTCAAGCATGCGCTTTCTGGAAGGCTCATAATCCTTCTCCACGCCCTCGATGCACAAGCGCGAATTTTGCGCGCTATCGCAAATCATCTGCGTTTCCATAACAGTGCGCAGATGCTGAGCATCCGCGTCAAGATTATCTAGATAGGTTCTGTTGACGAATATTTCGCAGTAATCAGCCAGCCGCCCCTCAAGATTGCGGTAAAGATACGTGGAAAACGAGGCTTTCGCCGGGTTGTGCTTGCTAAGGCAAATGCAGTAGATCTTGAATCCTTCTGCTTCTACGTCCTCATAATCCACATTAAATGCTTTCGCATATTTCCAACTGCGATTCCGCACCATGTCCACATATTTGTCAAACATCGTTTTGGCGTTTTTGTCGTGCGGTTTTTTGCCATCCGCAATGGTCATGGCGGCTGCGGCATGCACGCTGTTTGGCTCTGTAGCTTGCGTGCCGATTGCGTTTTCAAGAGCATTGCTTGCCGCCGCAAATGCCTTTTGCCTGTTTTCCATGGGCATTCTGGCTGCGCTCGTTGTATTGGCGTTTTTGACTATCGCCCACGCGCGCCTAAACGCCTCTTTCCTTGGCACTTCGCGCGCGGTTTTGTTCGCTATGGCGCACACCCGAGACGCCAAGGTGCCGTGCCTTGCCTGTTTCTCGGTCGGACCCTCCCGCCTCGCCGCCGGCGTTGCTGCGCCTGCATAAATTGCATGTTTCATTTCCAACCCTCAAAAAAAAAACGGCCAAACCCGTCGGGCCTGGCAGTGTGGGCCGCCAGTATATCCCGCTGAATTTAGCCGCCAAATTTAGCTGCTGTTTCGCCCTGCCCACACAAGGCTCTTTTACCCAAACGCTTTACCCGGAAACGGGTCAGGCGTTGTTTAATTCGTTACAGGGCAAGGATTTAGAGAAAATTTGACGGCACGCTTCCCGCGTTCCCTCATGGCCAGGGATACACTGCAATCCTGGACAACGCAAGCCGCCACCGCAGGAAGGCGCTGAAAAAGCTGGCTCGCGGCAAGGTGCGGGTATTGTTCCTGCCGCCGCATTCGCCGGATTGCAACCCGATAGAGAAATCATGGGCGAACATGAAGCGATTTCTGCGTGACAACCCTCGGGACTTTTTCATGGCCAGCCTTCTCATTTAC